TCGGCACTGGACCATTACTCGACGGTCGTCTTTTGACCTATTAGAGAAAATTTTTCCTATCTTTTTCATCATTCTTGGTTTATAGCCCCGAATATTGGCGACGCGCAAGCACTAACCACGCGCAAGGCCGGTTAATCATCAAAGAACGATTTCTCATCCTTTATTTCATCTTGAAGCTCAGATTGAACAACTTGTCCATTGCTGTCTATCAAAACAGATGTTGTTGTGCACTTGCAATTAATCCTATTGGCCCCAGTGTTCCACCATTGAAGCTGATTGCTAGTCGTGTATGCGTTTCCATGGCGCTCCGCATGAGATGCCCTGGTCGTTGTTGAGAGGGCCGAAATATGGATCACAGCAGATCTTAACCCAGTCTGCTGCCCAAGAACATCTGTAGCATTAAGCTTTGCGTCGTTATATGCCTTGTTTACTTCGGTTTGGCTAATCCGATTTGCATCAGACCTGGAAACTTCAAACCTTGCGCTAATGTCACCGGATATCTCGGTAGGCGTCTTCCCGGCCTGTATTCCTGAATTAATCACCTGGAGGACCTGGGATGCGGTTTTCTCACTTAAGCTTTTTATAGTCGAAAAATTGCTAACCTGAACGCGGCTCAAAGCAGAACGGTAAAAATCGGACAGCAATATGGATTCTATTGATGTCTCCTGAGGGGGCAGACCTCTAACCAGGACCCCGGCTATGGCAGCACCTGCTATAAGCTGATTGAAGTCTCGAACTTCCTCTGATGTGCCCTGCCTATACGCGAGATCAACGTCTGACTTCCAATACCAATCAAAAGGCATAACCCCGGTTTGGGTTTCTAGCAGCTCATCATTAAGGATGAATTGAACGGACTGGGCGAATTGCTCTTGGTCGGCAGGGCCAAACTCATAATCATAAACAGTTACCTGTTGAGCGTTGACAATCTGCGTTTGCCTTGTTGACGATCGAGGGATGGCCCTGAAGAGGGCCTTAACCTTCCTTTCGGATCGATTTAGCCTAACAGACAATCGTCTCCCCCCCCTGTTTCTAGACGCCGCCTGGCCAGTTGGGTCTGCCTTAGTCTTGCGCCCCATTAGACGCCACCGTCCTCATCAATGACTTCTTCAGTATCCTCTGTTCCAGGGTCTTCCTCGGGCTCATCCTCAAACCCAGCGGCCTCTCGAATTTCAGACCCATTAAATGGTATCTCACCTCCAGACCTGAATTGCTTCTCATTAACCGCAGACATTTTTTCGGCGTTGGCTAGCTTTTCCTCATCGGACCTTGCAAGCAGATCATCCCACTGAACCTCATACTCAGCAGATGGCAGCACGCCAAACTTAATGCACCAATCCAGAACATTTCGGACCATCTCGGTCATGAAGTTCTCACGACGCGACTGCACTATAGAGAGGAATTGCCTGGAATCCTCCTGACTTGCTAATCTTCCTGTTTGCTGGCCTATCAGGACCGTTGCAGGGATGCCCGACCCGGCTGACACATCATTAAGTGCGACATTGAAAAACTCTTTAGGGACAGTGAGCGATGAGTCGAGTGTTTTGGACTCCATTCCTGGCGTCCAAATAGCCCTCCTAAAGCGGTTTCGGCTGAATTCATCATATTGTTCGTTAAATTTGTCTAGCTTTTCCTTATAACTGACTGCGCTTGCCCCGTCTTTCAAATCGAAAATCACACTCTGGGATGCGTTTTTGTAGAACCCCTCAGCGCCACCCCCGATAACCTTGCGCAAATCCATCAAGGAGTTGTAAACGGGCTCAAGAGCGGGAATTCCATATATCCAGCCGTTGTCAGATCCCTCAGCAGCAAACACAACGCGACTTGCGTGAATGTTTATGGTGCTATTTATTTCCTCGTTACGGCTGCCCTGGGCTGATTGACTGTATTGCAGCATAATCGGCTGGCCAAAGGTTTCGCTATTAGGGTTTTGATCAGATTCAATCACCTCAAGCTGAGATTCATAAAGGGGCACCATGTCCATTAACGCGGCCTCCCCTTGCAGAGTGCCATCAAGAGGCTTATCTGGGGTCTCGCCATCCCGAACCCTCATGAACATCCCGGCATATCTTCCAACCCTTTGACGAGTATCAAGCCCCTTAATTCTATTCCATAAATTGACCCGATCTATAAGACGATCAAAATCGCGAGAGAATTGCTGGTCCGCAGATTCCACCAAAGGGGGCGTTGACCATCCGGTGTCAACGGGCAGATCAACGACATTCTTTGCAATACCGAAGCGCCTATACATGTTCCAAAAATTTTGGAAAGTGAGCTGCCCCGGATAACCGAAGTCAAGATAAATATTGTGAAGAGTATCGGCAAAATCATACCCACCGGAAAGCATTGCAGCGGCTCTGAGAGATACTTGACGCCCCGCGATCTCCGAGCTATGAGCCCTCAATTCGGCAGCCATTGCATGCAACTCTTTAATTTTGTCCTGGTTTTGATCAGCCATTTAGCTGCCTCCTATAGCCATGTCGAGCAACTGACCAATGTCCCCGGTTACACCAGCCAACTCGGTCAACGCATAAACAGCAGCATCAACTCTGTTTGGAGATTTCCCGTCTGATTTTTGCGTTACCGGATCAAAGTCAAGCATTTCATCCTCACATTTAAGCATGCCCCCCTTATGCTGAACAACACCTAATTCGTAAAGAGAAACCACTGGTTCCGCTCTCAGGGCCTTCCCCTTACTTGCGTGCACCCTAATAATGCGCCCCTGATAGCCAGCGTTCCGAAGATTGCTTTCGCACATATCACCGCCCTGGTTAGTCTCTATCACAACTGCATCAGCGTCATGCCCCTTAACAGCAGCCATAACAGCCTCCCCCCACGTCAATGGGGAGCCCTTCCTACTATAGTCGGCATCAAGGCTATATTTCCTTCCAGGGTATTCGCTAGCAACAACAATCCCATGCTCATCAGATGACTCATTGTTAGTGGTGGCTGGGTCTACTGCCACGATAGTCCTTGTTGCCAACACATCATCAAACACATTTGATCTAGCCCTCGCTATAAGGCTATCGGTCCACAGGGCGGTGTCTTCATTCCGCTTTATGGGACTCTGCTTATACTGGGCCTGGTATTTGCGCCTATGGGCCCTCAATGCGGCCTCGTGCTTCTCGTTATGCTTAAATGGCCAAAGCCACCCGTTAGAAAGCCCGTGGTCTATGGGTATACCATGGGTATATTCTTTAGGGTAGGCTTCACTGTTGTCGATTATCACAGGGAGGCTCAAGTGGTGCCATTTTTCACCAGAGCCACCCCTTAGGAGATATCCGCTCAGATCATCCCAGTGTATCCTTTGCATCACAACGATTATTGGAACTGATTCAATTGCAAGACGGCTTGCTATGGTTTCATTATAAGCGTTGTTGACAGCGCCCCTTATAGTCTCACTATATGCATCATCCGGCTTTACAGGGTCATCGATGATAAGGGCACCGCTAAACTTGCTGTAATCCATATGGCCAGCCCGAAAACCAGTCACTTGGCCGCCAGCAGCAGTCGCTGTGATCCCGCCATTTTTATCGGTATGCCATATCTTTTTGCTGTCAGTGTCGTTTTTGATCACCAAAGGCCACATGTCTTGGAATTCTGATGATTTCACAATCTCGCGACTTGTGGAGCTATTTAATAGAACCAGCTTGTCAGAATATGACAAATGAAGGAATCGGGCCATTGGGTTTATCGCAAGACCACGAGCCATGTAATTTATAGAACATTGCTCAGTCTTGGTATATCCCGGCGGAATATTTATTATTAATCTACTTATGAAATCAGGATGATCGGGCGGAAGCATTGTTCTATCAAGCGCAGTCTGGGTAACAGAATGATGACGACCAATAATCATCTTAGTGCCAAAACGCTGCTTGAAAAAGAAACGGTTGAAATACAGCCCGTCTTCTTCGCATTCGATACGCCTGGCAAATAACCCGTATGGATCAGCAGTCATCTTCGGCCAGCATTTCATGTCTCGCCTTCTTGTACTTCTCGGCAGTCATGAACACTTGAGTGGTTTGACCTGTTATATGTACGTTTTCCCTGAAAGCCCCAACGTCTACATGGTCCCCAAGAATCTTTAAGGCCTGTAATTTAGAGACCGCCTTGAGACGCACCTTGTTTACAGCAACGGGCTCTCCTCCGGAGACCGCCCGGAATGAAGTCTCAGTCACGTACTCCTCGATACAATACCAATCATCATATGACGCATTGGTGAAATCATAGACAGCATCGCCATTGTCATTTTGAACAATAAACTTAGCAATGTTAAAGTCAGCCAAGAGCTTTGCCCGTTTAAGTATCCAGCCCTTATCTATGTTTTCCTCACCGTAAATTTTATCTATTTCTGCGTGTATAACATCCCTTACATGCACCTTATTGGTAGGGCACCCAGTTATGCTCACCCATGCCCACGCATGGTTTGATGCTACATTTTTCGAATATCCAGCTCTCTCTTCTC